TTCCACGTTCAGCAAGGTCTGAACCGTGTTCTCGAAATCCTGGTACTGCCACAGCTGCACAGAAGCGGTCGGCAAACCCTGCTCGGTCTCGGCTGCATGCTTGTAAGCACGCTTGAGTTTCACACCAAGGGATTGCAGGTACATCCGAGGCAGTTTGTCTCCGATGCTTTGCTCGGAAGCGGTCAGGAAAATCAGGGACTGTTTCAGGAAGTTCTGTCGGCCGGACACATCGCCTGCAACATTGTAGGCGACGCTGGAAACGGTGACCTTCTTTTTGCCGGAGAATAGACCCATAGAGATAAGGGGGAGTTTCCTCCCCCTTCCTTGTTATTCGACAGCCGGACCGATGCCCACGGTGGCGATGTAATCCTTGATCGCCGGATCGATGTAAGTGTTGAGGAACGCACTCGGCGGGGTCCAACCATCGTCCACCGTCTTCTGCGTGGTCCACGCATCCGACAGCATCTTGGCCGCCTTGTTCATGCTGTCGTGGATGTACGACTGCTTCTGCTGGTCGTACAGCGACTTCTGCGAGCCAAGGATGCCGGTGACTGCCGTGACGCCGCCGGTGATGGTGTCCTTGGTCTGCGCTCGTGCAGCGTCGATCTGCTCGCTGGCGAGGCTCACCTGCTTGGTCTTCAGCTGCTTTTCGAGACTGAGCAAACCAGCAACCGCGAGGCCACTGCCCAACGTGTCCTTGGTCTGGGCACGAGCCGCATCGACTTGTTCGTCGATCAACTTCTGCTGCGCTTCCTTCGCGAGGATGTCGTGGAAGGTCTCGCCGATCTTCGCCTTCATCTGAACCAGGCCACCCTGAGCGACGTTGGCGTCGATTTGGAGCTTGGCCATGCTGAGCTTCGCAGTGATCGTTTCGAGGATCTTGGTGCTGTGTTCCTGCAGCAACGAGGCCTTCTGGATTTCCAGCATCTCGGCTTGGCGCTTGGCCGTCTCACCAGCCCATGCCGCATTGGTCGAGGCCACCAGGTAGTTGGCACCTTGCGTCAACGCCAGTTCGAGGCCTTGGATATAGACCTTGCCCCACTCGGCACCACTGAGGCGTTGCTTCTGGTACTGCGCATCGAGGTGCTTGTTGACGGCCTTCATGATCCGGTCGAACGCACCATCACCGGTCAGCGTGTTTTCGCCGACCGTGAGGCTGTCCAACGTGAGTGCCGGGATCGTTGCAACCGGCGACAACGTGATCGTCGGCGGCTGCGTGATCAGATCGATGGACGCCAGTTCCAGCGGGATATTCAAATCGAAGACCAACCCCGACAGGAGTGGGTCGTAGATCGATTCGATCTCGGCTACCAAACTTGCCGGGGTGGTCGTCATCGATTAATCCTCGGTCGCCAGTGCAGCGGCCTGCTTGGCAGCGATGCGCTCGCGGCCCTTCTCGTCGAGCGGCGGCAGTACCTGGATGTTGTAGCGGGGAACTTCGCGGGTGACGATTTCCGTGCCTTCCTTGCGGGAACTGTGCAGGAACAGCTTCGCTTCATACAGCGTGTCGAGAACGATCTGCGGCACATGCCACGGCTTGTTGAAGTGGACGTAGAAGCGGATGTGGCCGATTTCACCGTTGCCCACCGAGACGATGTCGCCGGTCTGGTCGGCCTTCTGCGGATCGTTGCAGGAGACGAGAACTCGCGTCAGGCGCTTGGCCGGATGCAGTTCCTTTTCCTGCTTCGACAGCGGCTTGACCACGGGTTCCGATTCGAGCGACGGCTTGCTGTCTTCGGTGGTACCGGCTTCCGGGGCTTCCGGATCGGGCTTGTCCGCCAACTTCGCGGCGATCTTCGCGGCGATGGTTTCATTCTTCGCACTCGGATGGAAGGAGATGCCCATCAGCTGCGCACGGGAGATGAGTTCTTCCCGGTATGCCGGGCTGTCCATCGACGGGGTTTCGGGATTGGTGTTCTCGGTCATTTTGGAGCGTTCCTGTTTGAGGATCCAAGAAAAAGGGGACCGGATTGCTCCGGTCCCCCAATCGTACCTCTATCGTCCCAGAATTACAGGACCGGTGCCACGGTGAGGATCAGGCCCAGGCGCTCCGGACGCTGGATCAGGGTGGCGTACCACCACTGGATCGAGCTGAAGCCCTTGTTGCCGTACGGGTTGACCAGCGTGGCCGATTCCGCACCCGGCTTCTGGATGATGATCTGGAACTTGGTGCCGTTCTGCGTGGTCTGGAAACCGACCGTCGCGAAGGCATCATCGCCGACCACCAGCATCGGGTAGACCTTGTACTTGTCGGTCGCGAGATCGGCGTACAGGTAACCGTTGTTGGTGCCGTTGACGGCCAGGCTCGCACCATCTTCCCAGTGCAGCATGTCGGGATGCACGACCACGCGGTTGTGGTAGAGCGTACCGATTTCGCCGTTGAGCAACGCACCGCCGGCCGCGTACTTGTGGACCGGGATGAACGCCGGCTGCGAGTTCGAGTCCAGCATGTTCTCGACGGTCGGCTGCAGTTCCGTGCCGATGAACATCGGGCGGGCCGAACCGATGGTGCGGGTATCGGTCAGGTTGGTGCCGGTGTACATCTTGAACGACTTCGGGCACTCGGCGTTGTCGAGCATGATCGACAGGGCCTGCACGTCCTTGAACTTCACCAGGGACGCATTGGCACCGCCTTCACCCGTGGTCGTGGCGCGGCTCGTCGCCGTACCGCAGTAACGGATGGTCTGGGCACCGGCCAGCAGGTGCATCTGCAGCACGTCTTCGCTGATCTTGCAGGCCGCGTTGACGAGCTCGGTCGAGAAGTGCGAGACCAGGGCGCTGTCGGAGTCGAACTGCTCGGCCTCGTCCGTCCATTCCAGGAACATGCCGAAGCGGGTGATCGTCGCGGAACGCTGGACACGGGTCAGGCCGACCTTGTTCGAGCGACCGGAGTTTTCCGTCACGAGCGGCAGCTTGGACGAGATCGCTGCGATGTCCTTCGAGGAACCGTACAGGTTGCCGGCGACGACGGTCGTGCCATCGGCCGCGAGGCCTTCGGCGTACACGTTGCGGTCGTCGAGGATCGGGACGTACAGGTCCTGGACGATGGTCTTGCCCATGTTGCGCGGGATCGACTTCGCCGACGGCGCGAGTTCGTGCAGGTACTGCTTCTGGCGGGCCTCGATGAGGGCCTGCTTCTCGTACTTCAGGAGGACGGCCTGCGGACCGATGTCCGACGGGGTGCCCGGGGGTGCGTTGTAGGTGATCGTCACGGCGAGAGTTCCTTTTGGGTCAGGTCATGTGGTGTTTTTTGAACTCTTCGTCCGACATGGTCAGGTAGTTCGGGGTGGCCGTTGCCGGTGTAGGCGCAGACCGCACCGAAGCTGCCTTGGCCGCTGCGGGATTCGGAGTAACAGGTTGAGAAGCTACCGCAGGCTTCACAGCGACCGGCACCGGGGTGGGCGTTGCCACAGCGGGTGTCGGAGTTGTCTGCGCCTGCTTGGGAACCAACTGACCCTTCTCGTGCATTTCCTTGCCGACCGCCAGGTAGGCATGGATGAAGGGAAGATTGGCCATTGAGGGATCGAACACCTTGCGGCGGTCTACCTCGGAAGAGATCTGGTCGTAGATACCGTCCTGCTTATGACCATAGAGCATGGGCAATGCTGCGGGATCCTTGTAGATCTCAGCCCTACTGGTAACGTCCCAGTCCTGTGCCACATGAGTCAGGAATTCCGTGCCGCCTTGCTCTCGAATCTCTTCGACTGAGGTGCGGAACTGGAGCTGTGCATCAGGCAGTACATGGTCACCGGGTTGGTACGGTTGAGCATCTCCACTGGGGATCAGTTGGTGGGGTTCGAGACCCGCACTCTGAACCAGGGCAGCGATAGCCTCTGGCTTCTTTTTGGAGATGTCAATTAGTTCGTTGATCTTGGACTCGTCGAGCAGTCCATTTTCTTCGAGTGTCGCAATGAAGCGCTGGTGCTGGGACAGCTTGGCCGACTTCTGGTGGAAGCCGACGCCCATCTGCATCAACTGGATTGCTTCTTCCGGCGTCTTGACCGTCACTTCCTTGCCGCCGGCCTTGAAGGTCCGGCCGATCAGGGATTCGTAGGCGGCTTTGTAGTCCACCGGGTTTTCGACCACAGCTGCCGGATCAGCAACGACCGGGTCAGCGACCACGGGATCGACAACCACCGGGTCTGCCACGGCGGGGTCAGCCACCACTGCAGCCGGGTCCGGCGTCGCCACCGGATCGGCGGCGACAACCGGGTCTGCCACGACAGCTGCAGGCTCCTCGACCACAGCCGGCGTCTCGACGACGACCGGCGCGGCTTCCGTGGAAATCGCGCTGAAGTCCTGTTTCAGGAATTCTTCGTCGCTCATCGTCAAGACGTTCGGCTGGGACATGGATTAAGCCTCCGGGAAATCGGTGGTGTCGCCGCCGTCGGTATCGAGCGGCGCGTTCTTCGCGGCTTCGAGCTCTTCGAGCGCCTGCTTCGCACCATCGGCCTTCCACAGGACGATACGCACGAACGCCTGGAATGCGCCGATGGCGTGGATGTCGCGTTCGATGTCGCCCTTCATCTTGACGAACTGCTCCGGCGGCAGGGACATCGCCGTGTTTTCCGGGCACCAGCGATACGAACCGCCGATGTCGCCGAGCAGACCGGCGAGACGTGCCGGCTCGTCCTTGTAGTAGACCTGGCCAACGATCTCGGCGAAGTCCGCGTTGTTGAGCAGACGTTCCATCGCTTCGCCCTGGGCGATCAGCTTGTGGGCGGCGTCGATGGACAACTGGATGTTCTGGTTCTGGGACATGTGTTACTCCTCATTCTCGGCTGCGGGAAATTGCGTTGAAGATGATAGCTTCATTGATCTTTGGAGTACCAGCATTCTCTCCGGTTTTGGGATTGAGCAATGCCTTGGTGACTTCCAGATCCTGGTTGGCTTCCGCCTGGCCCTGTTGCTTTTGCAAGTCGCGGGCATGGGCCGTACCCGTTTCCTGTTCGACGAATTCGAGATCGGTCTTGTCGGCCTTCGAGCCAGACAAGCGAGCCTGCGCCATGAAGTGGGCAGCACGGGCCTTCGACTCGGCAGCTTCCGCCTGCAGCTTGGCGGTCTTGGCCTGCAGTTCTGCCAGCGTGGCTTCCTGCATGGCCTGTGCAATCGGATCCGGCTGCGGCTGGAAGTGTTCGATGGCGTGTGCGAGCTCGTCCATTTTGTCGAGCCGGGCGATGTGCGCCATGATCATCTTGGTGATGTCGAAGTCCAACTTCGGACCCATGGTCTGCAGCATGAAGGCCAGCTTCTGCGACTTGGCGGCATCGGCTTCGGCCGAGGACACATCCACCCGCATGTCGTAGCGGCCCTGGATGTCTTCCTTGCGGACGACCACGAACTTTTCGTTGGTAATGCGAACGACTTCTTCCTCAGAGAGGAAGGCCATGTTCATCTGGCTGATCTTGGTGCCGACACGGGCCACGATCTTCGCGAAG